TGCCACTCAAATAGAGTGTTATCAGCGGTGCCACGACCACAACCGTTTAGAAACGGTGTATCCATGGGGCTGATATTATATATAATATTACTTAGGTCTTCCCTGATGCCTACAGCACCGTAGGTTTCCCTAGTATTCGTAGGAACTGCCATAGCATTTCCCTCCCTTAGTTAAATGTCTATAAAATCTTCAAGAAGTGCAGTAGCATCATCAAGATGTCCTGTACCTCGGAGACGCTTCATTTGTGCAGTACGTTTAGATTTGTCAGACTTGGAAGAAGATTGTCCCTTTCCAGCCCTGATGACCCTTGGTTTATTTTTTATCTTTTTTGACTTAACATCTGCTTTTTGCATTTGGTCAAACTTTAAGGCTTTTGACAAAACAACAACAGAGCGATGATCTACAAGTTGAGAAAGTTCTTCGCTAGTAAATCCTTGCTCAAGTCCGTAAGATTTTAGGTCAGAGGCTAGTTTTTTCTGCACTTCTGGGTCACCCCATTCAGGCATAGATTCCACTAACTTCCTATGTTCTTCCTTCACTACAGTTTTTCTAAGGGCTTCCTCCTCACTCAAATGCCTTTGCCTTGCGGCTTCATGCTGTTGTTGAATGGCTTGGATTTTCTCCTGGGATTCTCTAAACTCTTCTCGCTTAGTGACATATTCTATAGGATCGGATTCTTTTAAGGATGCCCAATCAATATTAGAAAATTGCTGCAAATCTCCAGTAGCACTTTCGATAATTTGCTGTAGATTTATCATGTACTGCTGACGCTCTGACTGTATTTGAGCAACTTCAGAGTTATACTTTTGTTCAAGTGCCTCTATCTGTTTTCGCTCTTGAGATAGTTCTTGCGTCTTTCGGGTATAATCCGACTGTCGGCTATAGCCGCTTAAAAGTTCGTCAAGGCTTACTTCCCGCTCTTCACCATTTACGGTAACAGCGTAAAGTGCCTCTTCCTCTTCTTCGTCGGGTTCCTCAGATTCTTCTTCCTCCTCTTCGGATTCTTCTTCCTCTTCGGTTTCCTCCTCTAATGATTCATCTTCCTCTTCGGGTTGAGACTCTTCTTCTTCGGTAGGTTGTGCTTCCTCAGTTTCTGGGGTTTCCTCTTCAGGTTCCAATAAGCTAAGTAATGCTTCTTGCGCCTCTGTAACACTTCCCTCTGGCGCTATAGGTGGCTGTAATCCAGCCGGAGCTTGCGGGGCAGTCTGCGTATCCGCCATAATTAAATTCCTCTATTCAGATATAAGGGTGTTGCTTATCAAGAATCTCATTCATATGTCCAGTTTCAATTATGGACTTTATATGGCCTTCAATTCTTTCAAGCAGTCTTATCGCAAGCCAGATTGATTCCCTAGCTTCCGAATCTGTAGAACTGCTGTGAATCCAGCGGTTCATTAAATCTTCTCTTAGTACAGTATACGACTCTTGGAGTAACGGGTCATTAACTAAACCTTTCGCCCTTCTAATTCTTTCTTCTTTATCCATTTATCCAATCTTTAGATAAGTATCTCTAAACTGTTGACGCTTTTGTTTTCTTTTTTTAGAATCTATCCCAATCTTTCTTTTTGTTTTTACTTTCATATGGAGTGGAACACCGCCCTTCTGGGCCATTGCCCGTTCAAGATCAGCTTCGTATCCTTTCTTTGATCCTCTTGGCATCACGTATCTCCTATAGCTACGGCCCTATTTTGTTCCCGTTCTAACCCAATTTCCTCAGCCTTAAGCCTAGAATCCACCGCTAATTTCTGGTACTCTTGCTGAATCTTTTGGGCCTTCAATTGAACCTCTGCGGCTTTTATCTTTAATTCTTCTTGCTTAACTTGAGCTTCCATTATTTTTGCTTGCTCTTCTAAGTCAGGCTCTGGAGGTTGTTCGGGTATAGTAGATGGATCAGTTAAGAAGTCATCCACATTCTGAAACCCCATAGCCTTTATAAGAGAAGCCCCTAAATTGTACATATTCTGCTCTGATACAATCCTTAGACCTCCCGACATTGCTTCCCCAGCAAACTGTAACATTTGGGAAAGGTGCATCATCTGTTGGTCTTTATTCCCACTACCTAAAGCCACAGACACAGTGCAATCATACTGGTCATTCCAAACGTCAGGACGTACCGGAACCCACTCATTACGCAACTTAACCACTCTTTCTTTATCTTGATTCTTATACAGTAATTCATATATCCTTATCATTAAATCTTTTACGCCAGTTTCTGCAAAGTTTCTGGCAATCAACTCAACTCTACTTTGGGCTGCCCCCATAACAGCGTTTACAGCGGTGGCTGTGGTATGCGATGTCAAAGCGTTCTCATCCAAACCCTGCGACATCTTGGATACACCAGCTCTAGCCTCCCTTACTCCGTCTAGATATTCAAGCATCTGGAAAGAATAAGGCTGTAAGGCAGGAGTAGCGAGGGGCGTTACGGCGTTGGGGGATTTAACTCTAACTACTCCACCAGGGCGTTGGGTGAGTAGATCATCGAGATTCGCCTGCCCCTCTAAAACTGCGAAACGTCCGAAATTCTGGTTATACATATTGTCCATAAGATTACGCATTAGCGTACTCTTCATCAACTGCAAGTCCATAACAAGGTCTGCAACCGACAACCCATAGAACTTATGCGGTATTTTTACGGGGGTAATCGAGACAAAGGGGATAGAATCTATTTCGTCGTTGGCTAAAACTTTAGAACCTACAGTGCAAACCTTTCTAAGCTCTGTGATTCCATCGCCATTAAAATCTGTCTTCAAGAAAGATTCGTGTAGCCAATATGTCCGTAAGCCTTCCTCGCCGTAGTCATCGCCACCACCCATTCCTTCCCAATACTTGGCTGACTTGTCAAACTGATAACGCTCTAATCTTTCTGCGGAGAAATCAGCCATATCATCCCCGCCCCCACCAAGGTCTTCAACCTCAAGGTCTTCATCGGGATACATCTCCCTTAACTCAGAAAGAGTCTTTATTACGCGATGACATACAAATCTTGCATCTTGAATATTTTTAGATTCCCTACTGATGAGGAATTCTGAAGGGGGTACATTTTCTATCTTTATTCTTCCGGTATGAGATGTCCTGCTAAGAACTACATCGTGAGTCATTTCTGGGCCATCACCGACTGCGGTATGCTCTATAACCTCTATATCATCATCACTCATTAGAATCGTAAATTCATACTCATCTAAATTGCGATACTCCTCCCTCTTTTTTTCTTCGTACTCATCCCACCAAACTTTTACTATTCCATTCTTCGATAGTAAAGCATCCGTAAACCAAGAGTACAGAATCTCCCAGCCTGGATTGTCTTTTGTAAAAACATAATTAACGTAATCTGTAGCCTGTTCAGCCATCTTTACGTCTTCTGGCCCATGCGGGGAGAATTTTACCATGTCATCTCCAGAGGCAAACACGCGCATAAGAGATGGTTTTATCCACTCAATAGTATCCTGTACAGTAGAATCTACAAACTGGCTACGACCCTCAACTTCATTACCAAAAGGAAGCCCATAGTAATACTCCATGGCCTGCTCTCTCTGGTGGGATATAGTATCCCCCATATAACCAAGAGAATCGGTGATCTCTCCCCGAATCCTAGTTACTAGTTCTTCTTCAGTAATTTTTTCACTAGCCATTAAACAATCCCATAATTTCTATATTTAACTTCCTCTGTCCATGCGGGGTCTTCCCCAGCTACAGCAAAACGCTGAGACTGAAAAGCATACCTTGTTGCAGACATGAGGTCATCCCTTATTGGAACAACCTTATTATCCTTCCTGTGGTACATCCTAAACTCTTCAAACCAATCTGCTAGAGTAGAAAAGACTTTAAATTTATCAGCCTCTATAGCTTGTAACATTGCCATTAACCCCTCTTCTACAGAGTTAGAGCCTTTATTCTCCCCCAATGCAGGAGGATTCGTAAAATGCTCAAGCATGAAATTACAGCCTAAATTCCTGTACTGGTCAGCAAGACCTGGGTTTCCCATGCTATCCCTGCGATTCCCGTCATGTGGGTAGGCTATGGGTATAAACATAGGTCGTTGCCTTATAGAAGAAGCGTGTACAGTGGGGCTGGCTTTAGAAGCCCTGTAACAATCATACACATAAAATGTTTCTGTTTCTCTATCTACAGCACACCATACAAGAGCGGTTGGGTGATCCCAGCCAAAGTCTATAGCGGCTATCCTGGGCCAATGACTCTCTATCCTTATAGGCTCAATCATTATCTTTTCTTCGCCCAATGGGAAGACCAATCCTGAACCAATTGATGGTCTACCGTTACGCCTCATATCCCTCTCATGGGGGCTATAACTAGACAGTATCTGTTCCATTACAACTTCAGAGAGGTGGCCTCTTTCGCCTTTCATGGAGAATATTCTCTCAGAGGCGTCGTCCCAAGTAGCATTCGTAAGTGCTTGACCAGATTGAAGATTATTCATAAACGAGGCAACCGTTTCGGTCATCCCATTCTCTGGAGTAAAAGTCATATAAACCATACCTTTACGATCCAAAGTTCTGGTAACTGCTTGAGAGTATATATCCCTAGAGGGTTCCTCATCTAGCCATATACAGTCTACAGAACGACCCTGCCATTTCTCCTGGCCCATCTCATATGCTTTAAAGAATAAAGAAGAGTTCCCACCGCTAACGTGCTTGATTAGAGCGACCGATTTGGCGTTAGGGACTCCAGGTTTTCTTTCGGTTTTTATTATTAGTTTTTTCGGTATAGCACCGGAACCAAAAGCCTCTGGGTCATCTGGGGAACCCAATAGTTCAAATTGGACTATATCTCTAGTCGTTTCATTCGATATACCACCAGCCCACGCCACTATAGGTTGGGTGTACCTGCGACCTTTCCACCATTTCGGATACAGGCCAGTTACATGATACGACATTTCAGCAGCACCACAATAGCTCTTACCTATACGGTTAGCAGCCATTAGAAGTCTCTGGTTAGCAGAACCTCCAGTTTCGTGGAAGTTAAGTTGATAGGGGTAAGGGTCATACAAGTCAATCTTGTTGAACCTTTCTCTTGTCCTTATCTCCCTAGCTATCTCTACCGCTTTTTCTAGTTCTAGTCTATTATGTGCCATCTCAATAGCTTTGTTTAGATACTTCAACCCCGCTTATTAGGGTCGCCAACCATTATCTAATATTTTTAATACCCTATCAAACTCATCCTGTCGATCCCTTTTTCTTTTAGCCTCTATCCCATAATTATATGGCTTCTTTCTACCCCTATTTTTCCCCCTATCTTTGTTAAATTTCACCCCTGGCATAACTACCTCCTCTTCTGACTAGCTTTGATTGCCCTCATTTGTTTTAATGCTCCCTCTCTTGTAGGATAACATTTGCCGGACTTGCCCCACTTCCATCCTTTCTTACCACCCTTCAATGTGCAGCGTTGTATAGGCATTTAGTCCTCATCTAGCGTAGTGCTTCCAGGGAATACAATATCGACAAATCTACTTATAAAGCTGCTTAATGGGGTTCCACTCTTAAAATCGTGATAAAGCTCTAGCTTATCTGCCCAATCCAAGGTTCCACCCCCTAGCTTCTTAGCCCCAACCCTGAAGAATGATCCAGGAGTATGGGCAGCTACACCAAGCAAGGGGTTTACACCCCATAAAGCCTTAGTTGCTCCCACAGTCAATCCGGCTTTCGCGAGATTTCCTAGCTTATCTAAGCCAACCTGATAAGCATGGGGGTTTTCACCACCCATAGTAGTGCTGTCAGTAGAACCTGGGATAGTCGTTATGAAGTCAGTGACCATAGGGACATCAAGAATCCCATCCAAATTCCCTACAGCGCCCAGAAGTCCACTGACATCTTCGACTTCAGTAGCGTCTAAAAATCCCTCAGCCATCTAGTTCACCAATTCGGGTATTTCTTCTGGATTAGACGTACCCACAAGAGCCTCCAATTCCCTCCGCAGTTCTTCCGTAGAGGCTGTCTCAACGTGAGATACCTTCTGTTCGACTTTTTCTACGGGTTTTAACCCCGCTCTGTCCAGAAAATCCTTGATAGCTCCCAACTTCACAGCGTCTGAAGAGGATTCCTCTATGAGTTCATGCAATTTAGCCAGAACCCCAGGGACAGCATCTCGCATCATCTCCCTAGTCTTCTCAGAGATTTCATGCGTGAACTGCTTTTTAAGGGCATACCCCTTCTGTTTGGCTGCCTTAGGGGAATACCCAGCCATCTCTGCTGCCTTAGCAGCATTACCAGTAAGACAGAATGCCTCTATAAAGGCTTCCTGCTTGTCTGTTCTCACCCTAGCAGGCCTGGGGGCATCTGTGGGGGCACAGCAGGGCCACCAGGAGGTATAGGCATACCACCCCCTCCCATAGCAGCCATCGGGTCAATAGGGGGCATAGGGGGCGCTACAGGAGGTGCAAAATCAGGGGTTGCCATAGCCTCCGGTGGAACACCAAGCTCCATAAGCCTCATGTCGATCTGATTCCTAAGTTCAAGTAACTGACCCACCTCATCCTGTGGGCCTCCTCCCATTGCTGGGCCTGCCATCGCAGGGTCTGCCATTGGCGGGGCCACTCCTGGGCCTGTGCTTTCCATCATAACTTCATCCATATAAGCCATCTGCTATCTCCTTACTATTTTTCTTCTAGCCATCTTTCCCATAAGTGAAAAGGGACATCCTCTAGGTCTTTTCTTCCTGTACCCCTCAGGAAGTTCCTTCTCTTCCTGATCCTGCTTCTATACTTGGTAGGGCCAACATTGTAGGAGCCTAAGATATTTCGTACAGTCACATCATCTGGGCCTAGTCCTTCTGCTCTCTCCAAGTATCTCTCCAGCATCCTCATGTAAGTCTTAGCTGCTAACTTAGCAA